TACCAAACTCCTAAAAGAAGAAAGAGCCAATGCAAAAAATCTGGAGAGATTATATTATCGTTCTAGAAAAAGAAAGCCATTCGATTATACGAAGTTGGCAGGTGAATAGAATGGATTATATCCCAGAATTATTGGAAGCTTATAATAATAAGTTGAAAAGCCAATTGTATGGGTTATTATGTGAGTATGAGCGCGGGCGCGATTGGGAATCTTTTCTTGATTCAATTTTAATTGAATTGGAAGGATTTGATGTTGATGAGCGTACAATTGATTATTATTCACTCTATCATAAACTTGCTTCTTGTAGGCGTTTAAATTATAAGTATTTCAGAAAGACTATATTTGATTGTATGGCTTTACTTTCTCGCGGAGAAAAGGAGGGAGAGTAATGAAAGCTGAATATTATAATGATGTTTACTTGAAGAGATTAAATAGATATGGAATTGATTTTCAATCACGTATGCAGCGTCAGCGCGAAGAAAATTTCAAATTACAGTTGCAACGTTCAGTTTATTATATAACTTTTGATTACAAAGATAATGAATATGAGGGTGAGTTTACACCTTTAAAACAAAATGAAACAAAGACTATGCATTATCTTTTAACAGATGTACATTTGGACATGCCGAATGGAACTATTCTCATGATGCCAGATAAAAATGGTGAAAGAGAACCTTGGATGATTTATTATTTAGAAGATTATGTGGCCAGTGGATATAATAGATATATTATGTTGAAAATGACACACAAGCTTGAGTGGATAAACCGTCAAGGTAAAAAATGTTGGGCTTGGGGATATTTTTATGGCCAAGAAGACAACATGTTGAAAGATGAACTTAAGTCTAGAAGTAGGAATAAGACTCTTTATACTGAGAACTTAAAGTTAAGTTTCTTTATTACACCGCTGAATGAGAATATTAGAAAGGATGATTATTTAGAGGTTACACAAGGTAAATTAACTGAAGCTTATGTAGTTACAGGCTATGATATACAATCAACTCCAGGGGTTGAATTTGTATCGGTTGACCCTCAGTATTTGAGAGACCATAGTGACCCACCAATTCAATCTGCCACAGATAAAGACGAAGATTTTTATTGGTTAAATCGTGGAGGTGAAGAATGAGTGTAAGAAATTGCGCTGAATTGGGGGAAAACCTACAGTATGTGATAAAGAGACTTTTTGCAAATCAAGATTTGTTGAAGTTGCTTTATTACACAGATAAAGACCCGTTAGCAAATGATGATTTAACCAGTGAGCAGATACAAGAAGAAGTATTTGAAAAACTAGTTAAGATTGTTCCGCGAGTTGGCCCGCATGAAACGGCTCATTCAGTAGTTGCCGTTCGAGTTGCGCGCGGTCAAGGTTTGGCGTCAAATGGTGAATTTAGAAATGTTGTGATTAGTGTGGAAATATTCGTTCCACTTACACAATGGATTATTAAAGGAACCAATTTGCGCCCGTTTGCTATTATGGGTGAAGTTCAAAAATCATTAAATGGTAAGAAGATTGAAGGTTTAGGTAAAATGGTTGGTGGAGATTTTGCTTTAAACTTTTTAACTGAAGAAATCGGAGCCTATGAGCAGACATTTATAATTACTACTTATGATTGATGAGCGGATTTTTCTTGGCTATCCAATAGATTTTAAGGATATTTGCCAGATATATCCACCGACGGTGAATGATGTGATTGGAAATAAGGATTTTCTTATTTACCAATCACTGTTTACTATGACGCAAGAAGATTTGGACGAAGCTTATGGGCAAGATGATAGAATTCAACAGATACCAACTCCATTTCAATATTTGTTGATGAATTATTATCAAGATGAGACGGTACGTGAAAAGATTCATAAGGCTTTTGAGCAATTTGTACACGAGCCTGTAACAATTGTGCCGGAGATTGAGATGTTGCTAATTGGAAAATCTGAAGAGGAACTTGACCCAGATGTAGATTTAGAAAATCCAAGACTACTAACTGAAGAAAACTTTTTTGAGTTTCAAAATCAGATTAGAAAAGTAATGGGTGAGGATGTGGTTAAGCCACCAGACCCAGAAGAGGAAAATTTGGACCCACGCATTAAGCGGTATAAAGCTAAAATTCGAGCAAGTGAAAAAATACTTGCAAAGAAAAAACAAAAGACTGGTCCGACTTTTGGAACGCTTCTTGCGGCAATTTGTTGTATGGGAATTGGTTTGTCTCCACTTAACATTGGAGAGATGAGCTATGCGTGCGTTCATTGGTTAATTGCAATGGAACAGCAGAAAGAAGAATATGATATTGATATTCGAGCACTTCTTGCTGGCGCGGATAGTAAAAAAGTTAAACCAAAATATTGGATAAAAAATATAGATTAGATAAACGAATAGGAGGCTATATAATATGGCAATTATTCTTGATAAATATGCTATTAAGGAAGTCGCTGACGTTATGTTCTATGAGTTAGACTCAAAGGGCGCTCCTTCTGCTCCAGTACTTTATCTTGACACTCTTAAAACTTCTACTCTTTCACAGAGTTCAGAAGTAGTAGATGCAAGAGGTGGTAAGGGTAATGTTAAGATTCTTTCATGGGATACTAACAAAGAGCTTACTATCGAAATGGAAGATGCTGTATATAGTGCTAAATCTCTTGGCATTATGTTCGGTGGAGATATGAAGGTTTATGGTGATAAGCAGGAAGTTTTAAAGACTCTCCGTTACAGCCTTGAATCAATTAAAGAGTCAGGAAACGATTATCTTACTTTCGATATTGCTAATAACAAATTATATATTGCTAAGACTTTAGTTTCTGCTTTTAGTTATCAGAAGACTGATGGTACAGAAGTTGCTGACCCAGTTCCTATGGCTGCTGCTAATGTAAATTGGACTACTGGTAAGAACACAGCTGGAACTCAGGCTATTGAGTTTATTACTTTTGACCTATTAGATTGCACTTCTGCTGCTGAAGCTAGAACTTCTTCTAATGGTGTTATTAGTGGTGGTGTTACAATTGATATCGGTGCAGAGTTCAATTCAAACACTTACTATATTACTGGCGATACATATGCTAGAAACGTTGCTTCTGGTAAGGATGAATTCTTACAGTTCATCATTCCAAAGGGTAAAGTTTCTGCAGAGGATGTAAGTCTTACAATGGAAGCTGATGGCGACCCAGCTACATTCTCAATGACAGTTCAGTGCTTAAAGTCTGAAAGTGGTTCAATGGTTAAGCTTGTTAAGTACAACATTGGTTCTGGTGGCGCTGATGCTATCGGTAATAAGGGTGTTGCTTCTGTTCTTGATGATTTCGAGAATAACCATGATGATTATACTAACCCTAATGCTGCTATTTCTGGAACTTCACAGAATAATCCAGATTTCGTACCGGGCGAATAATTTAATAGAAATGTTTAATGGCGGAGGGGCGGTAACGTCCCTCCACTTTTGTTTAGGAGATACAGATGGAAAATCAATTTGGAATGCAAGAGCTATACTTTGTGCAATTAAAATCCACTTCTATAATAGAGATAAACGGACGTCAAATTCAGCCTGGTGAAGTAATAGCTGCATTTGACAAAATTCAAATTGCTAATTTTAAAGAGCTCCATCGTGAGGCCGCGGCGCAAGGCGGGTATCAGAATAGAAAATTAGTAGTTTGGAACAGGACTGAGGGAGTAGATTTAGTATTTACACAGGGTGTATTTTCTAAAACGCAATTTGGACTTATGAATAACGCGCGATTGCTTGAGTTAAGAAAGGAAGACTGGGTAGTCTATATCGCGCAACGAGATGAATTGGAAACAAATAGTGAAGGTATAATTCAGTTGACTCATGTGCCAGCTAATAATTATATTTTTGTTTATAATAAAGAAACAGGTGAGAAATTAACTGGTTTAGAACGTACTGGACCAGATACTATACAAACCCCTCTAGTCTACAAAGATGTTATTGTTGATTATGAATATGCCTATGACAATGGCGCGAACGTAAGTTCTATAGGTGAAGACATCTTTGAAGGATATGTAACTTTAGAGGGTAGAACACGTATAAAGGATGACGTTACGGGTGAGACTCATACGGCAATCATATATATACCGAAGTTGAAAATAACGTCAGACTTTAATTTAACGCTTGGAATGAATGCTCAGCCAATGGTAGGAAGGTTTACTGGTACTGCATTGGCGACAGGAGATAGGAAGAAATCAAGGGCGTTAGAGATGTATTATCTAGAGGATGATATTGATAAAGATAATGAATGGCGTTAACTTTGGTTAACGCTATTTTTTATTGAAAAGGAGGATAAGGCAGATGGCCAATGATGCAGTTATAGGCGTAACCATAAAAGGTATTGGCGATTTTAGTGATGTTGTCAGTAATGTTGGTAGTGTGCAGAAGGCCTTAACTAAACTTAAATTGCCAGATAAGTTAGGAGATAGTTTAAATAAAAATATCACTAACTTTATGAAAGAGTATGATAAATATCAGAAAAAAATAGCTGAAGGAATTCATACACAAGGAGACCAAAATGCAGTTAATAAGAGTTTAAATTCAATGTTAAATTCTTATGAAAAAATTATTAAAGATTTTGGTAAGTTATCAAGTAAAGATTTTAAAGAAATTTTTAATCTTGATGATAGTGCTTTTGCATCTGTTCAAAAAAGAATTAAAGATATACAAGCTGAAATTAAAAAAATTAAATTAGACCCTAAACAATTGACTGGGCCGATAGAAAAAATCAGTGAGTTAACTAAAGCTAAATCATTATTTGGTAATGGAAAGGGCTTTGATAAGTTAAAAGAAGCTTTTGATGCTAATGATTTAGAAAAAGCTAAAGAAGCCATTAGAGAAATAGATATTTATTATGAACGTTTTAGTTCTAAAATGTCAGAAGGCAAAAGGGTTGCTTTTAAAGAAGAATTTGATAAGGTTAAACAACAAGTTACAAATGCTGACATAGCTACTCAAAAATTTGCAGGTTCACTTGATTTAGCAGAAAAAGAATTGTCTGAAATTGGTGGTAGAGGTATCGGTGAGCTTGATGATGTTAAAAAGAAATTACAAGAAACGGAGCACGCCGCAGAAAGTGTAACAGAAGCATTAAAAAAACAACACGCTGATGAATTTAATTTTAATAGAGAAGCTCAAAATATAGATAGACAAATTCAAAGTTATTTTGGTTTGTCACAAATGATTAGAAAAGTTGGTGATATTGCCCGTGATGCCTTTGCAACTGTTAAAGACTTAGACAAAGCAATGACTGAAACGGCGGTAGTTACTAATTTTAGTGTTGGAGATATGTGGGATATGTTACCTACATATACTGCACAGGCTAATCAATTAGGCTCTACAATTAGAGATGTATACGAAGCCGCCACTTTGTATTACCAACAGGGTTTAAATACTAATCAAGCTATGGGTCTTGCTAATGAAACTTTGAAAATGGCAAGAATTGCTGGATTAGATGCTAAAGATGCAACAGATATGATGACAGCAGCATTACGTGGTTTTAACATGGAAGTTAACCAAATGTCTGCTCAAAAAATTAATGATATATATTCAGAATTGGCTGCAATTACTGCTTCAGATACTAAAGAAATTGGCTCTGCGATGGAAAGAACAGCATCAATTGCTAATTCTGCTAATATGGAATTTGCTACCACTTCTGCGTTCCTTGCTCAGATGATTGAAACGACTCGTGAGGCACCTGAAAATTTAGGTACTGCGATGAAAACTATTGTAGCTAGATTCCAAGAAATGAAACAAGACCCGACGAAATTAGTTGATTCTGAAGGTGTTGCCATGGATGCCAATAAAGTTGATAAAGCTTTAAAAACTATTGGCGTTGATTTAATGAATACTAAAGGTGAGTTCCGTGATTTGGACGATGTATTTTTAGATATATCTCAAAGATGGGACTCATTAACACAAGGACAGCAAAGATATATAGCTACTATTGCAGCTGGTTCTAGACAGCAGTCACGTTTCATTGCTATGATGAGTAATTATGAGCGTACAATGGAGCTTGTTGACGCTGCGAATAATAGTGCGGGCGCGAGTCAAAGACAATTTGAAAAAACTTTAGATTCCATGGAAGCTAAATTGAACAAGTTAAAAAATGCTTGGGATCAATTTACTATGGGATTAATGAACAATCAAATTTTAAAAGCTGGTGTAGATATTTTAACTGAAGGGTTCACAATTGTTAATAAATTTATTGACGCATTATCAAAATTAGGAAAACCTTTTGGGTTAGAGGGCTTAAATAAATCCTTATTAACTCTTGTTACTACTTTAAGTATGCTGAACTTGGGCAAAAAAGGTGCTCGTGGTTTAGTCATGGGTGGCGCGGCTTGGTTTAAGGGTGAAGGTAGTTTCACAAAAAACTTTGCTCAAGGATGGAGTACTGGAAAAAGTAATGTTGCTCAAAAACAAGGTAAAATAGATGCACAAGGTTATCGTAAGGGATGGACTTTAGGATTACCTCAAAATAGTCTAGGACAGACTATTAAAAATGCTTTAAATACTAAACAAATTAATACTAATATTGGTAATAATTTAATTGACCAGTTAGTACCACCGGGTTCAATTGATGCAGCTGCAAAAGAAGATGCTAGGCTATATTTGACCAAGTTGGCTCAAGATTTAAAAGCAGGCTCGTTAAGTGAAGCGGATTTACCTGGAGCTATTATATCTGGATTGGGCGGAAATATTGGTGGTATTGATATAGATGAATCTGCGTTAAATGCAGATTTTATGAATAAATTTAAATTATTAGGTGGTGCCCAAGATGGATTTCAGGGGTTAGCTAATTCTATTAATAATGCTGGTTTTTCTTTACAACAATTTGGTTCTATTTTAGAGGGAACTCCACTAGAGGGGTTTGGTAATATATTAGTTAAGATTGGCTCTATACTAGGTACTTTTGGTTCTATTTTAAATACAACTAAAGTTAATTTTTTAGCTAATATTGCTGTTACTGAAGGGTTGGCTGATGAACAATTGAAAGAAGCTATTACAGCAGGTACTGCTACGTCTGCTCAATTACAACATGCTGCGGCGTTAGGGTCAGGAGCTATAGCATCTGCTAGTTTTGCAGGTAGCATTAAATTAATAGGTAAAGCATTATTTTCTGCCTTAAAAACCTTCTTACCAATAATAGCAATTATTGGGGCTTTAGTGGTAGCCTATAAAGTATTAGACCATTTTATTGTTACTAATAAAGAAGCTTTAGAGTCAGCCACTGATGCAGCCGCGGCTGCAGCTGATGCATATGATTCAGCAAAACAAGAAGCTTCAGAACTTGCTGATGCGATTGATAAAATTCACGAAGCAGATTCTGCATTTGATGGTCTTGTCGTAGGAACCGCAGCTTTTAATGAGCAATTAGTAGCTGCAAATGAGCAAATAATGGAACTTATTAAAAAGTATCCAATGCTTATGGATGCCAACAAAAATTATGTTACAACCGATGCCAATGGTTTAATGCATATTAGCGAAGAAGGTTTAAATGCAGTTAAAGAATATCAAAAGCAAAAGCAAGCAAATGCAAGTGCATTAAATATACTTCAAACTAATGATTTACGAGCTGAAGAAGCTAGACAACAAATAGAAGCTTTACGCAAAAAAAACCAAGGTGCTAGTGAATATTCTGTTGATAAACAACAAAATAAAGATGAAATTGAATTATTAGAAAAACGTATTGAAGCAGAAAACCAAGCAGCAAAATTAAGTGCAGTAAATGCTGCTTTAGTAGGAAAAGAAATTTCAAATAGAGAAAAAGTTTCAACAATTCTTGCTGACCAATATGATACACGAAAATCAATGGTTCAGCTTGAAGGCGATAAACATGATAAACGTCAACAATACGCTGAATTTTATGGTTATACTTATAATCGTTCTACGAAGAAAATGACCGACATTGAAGGCAATGAAGTTGACTTTGATGATAAAGTTATAGAAGATGCATTAAAAGATATTACAATTCTTGCTGATTTTGAAGTAGATGCTGGAGCGGTAGATACAGCAATTGCTTCGATAGATAAAAAATTTAGTAAACAATTTAGCGGAGATAATAGTTTCTTTAGTGATATTTTATCCGATAATATTGAAACCAATGAAGATTTATTAAGGGACATATTACAAAATCCAGATAAGTTGGAAAATGCGGTTTCTGAGCTTTCAGAAAAAGAAATCGCAGCTGTATTGGGCGTTAGTGCAGATGCGGTAGCAGAGGCACCAGATAAGTATAAAGATGAATTAACTGATAAACTTGCTGATAAAGCGAAGAATATAGCTGAATCTCAAGCAGATGCTTGGGGTGAGTTGGGTGCGATGATTGCTCAATCAGAAGGAATGACAGCTGAAGCAATTTTAGATGGAAGAGAAACCTCTATGAATTTAATTCAACGTCAGCTAACTGATTTCACTGCTCAACAAAGAGACTTAATGGTTTCGATAGGTAAGTCGCTTGAATCTGGTGCGGGTATTGAGTCTATGAAAACTTTCATCTCTGGAGCTACTGATATTTATCGTAGTAATAGTCAGGGTATGATTGACGAGTTTAATGGACTGGTTAAGAATGTTAATTGGGATAGTCCTATTGCTAGATTAAAAGCTTATAATGAATTAGCAAAATCAAGTACTGCTGAAATTAAAAAGATGGGTCAAGAGTTGCTTAACTCTAGAGATTCTGCTAATTTGTTAGGAGAAGCTTTTGAAGAATTTTATAATAGTAGCGATTGGGCAGAGTTATCTGAAAATATGGATAACTTTGTTGATGCTAGCGGAAAACTTAATGCTGCAGCCGTAGAGGATATGGCTAAACAATGCAGTAGTTTAAATAATTTATTAGATACCGGAGCAATTTCGGCTGGTGGCGTTGCAGCAGCAATTAATGCATTAGGTTCTAATGGAGAACTTACACTGCTTGATTTAAATTCTAGCGTTCTGAAACTTTTAACTGATTTTAATCAATTGGAAGACGCTATTAGCTCAGCACATCATTCTATTGAAAATTTTGATTGGGGTATTGATACTGGTGAAGCTGAAGACTTTGCTAAAGAGTCAGCAGAAAAATGGAAAGAACTCTATGATAATGGAGAATACGGTAATCCTCAATTAGAAGCATATGCAAAATATATATTAGGTGAAGAAAAATATATAGATATGCTTAATGATAATCATAACGATTTAGAGCAAACTATGAATGATGTTGCTAAATATGTAAATCGTTATGCTGAAGGTTTTGATAATGCCTGGGAAAGAACAGCTGGTGGCTCATGGCAAGGCAAAAAAATACAAGAAAAATTAGCTAAAGCTGGTTTAGATGATAAGGGTATTAAAATGTTCACTGAAGGCGACCATATTGTGTGGGAACCTGGAACAGCTACTACTGATGAATTAATTAAGTGGCTACAAGAAGTAGAAGGCGTCTCCGAAGAATGGGCTAAAGTTATGCTGGAGGATTGGGAAAATTATTCTCCAAATTTTAGAGCAGAACGTCAGAAGAATGATTTTGAAGCGGGGTTACGAGATGGTAGCTATATTGATGAACATAGAAATGCAGAAGGTGGAGTTACTATCACCAGAAGTGAATTAGAAACTATAGCAGCTGCGACTGGCAAAGATATAGATTATGTTAAAGATGCTGTTGAAGAAGCATCTGGTAATGAGGTTAGCGTTATAGAAAATCTTGGTGACAATTTAGACAATTATGATAAATTAAATCAAGATTATAGTAAAGCTATTACTGGGGATATTAATAAATCATGGATTGAACCTCTAACGAAAGTTGTAGATGGTCAAAAACAAGTTGATGCTAGTCAAGCAATTACCCAAGCAATAGGTGACGGTTTTAAACAAGACCAAGCCGAGAGAATGGCTTATGATGAATTATCTAAAGCAGTTGCAGAGGGTACTGATGTTTGGTATAAAGATAAACTATTAACACCAGAAGATTTGGCTAGCTTTGATAATTTTAAAACAGCTATTACTGAATTTGAAGATAACAAACAGTGGGTTCAAGTTGGAGAAGCAATTGCCCAAGGATATATTTCTTATATTAGAGATGCTGAAAGTTCAGGGCAAAATTCACCAAACAACACGGGTGGTACTTTAAAAGATTCTGAGACTCAACCTTCATCTAGAATGCCAAGAAATATGGCCTCAACAGCAACTGAGGATTATAAGCAAGGTACAGAGTTAACTTGGAGAGATAAAGTGCCTGGTTGGGTAAGTAAATTAATTGATATTTATAATAATCCACCAAAAGAAGGTACTACAGAATTGACGCCGGCCCAGCAGCAAAAAATGTATGGTTCGAGTGGTGGAATAGACAGTACTACTACTAATGATAATGGTTCAGCAGAATTAATTAATGCTAGTGCTTCCTTAACTGGCGCGGCGGAGCAATTAACCACTGGAACAACTTCATTGACTACTGCAGGTGAAAGTTTATCAACAGCTGGAGAAAATTTGGCGACTGCGGGACAAAACTTAAATAGTGCAGCTGCAATTTTGGCAGTTGCGGGACAAAGTAATGGCTCTGGGTCAAATCAAAATGGTCAAAGTGGTCAAACAACAGAAAGTTCCGTTAGTGGAGTAATTGTTGTAGATAATAGTGCTGCTCTGCAGGCTTTAGAAGATGTTAAAACTAAAGCAGATGAAGCAAAAGCTTCAATAGAATCTGGTGCAACTTTTGGGGTAGAAGTAACTGGTGCGGATAAATTAGGTCAGGCCTCTAAAGATGCAACTTCTTTAACAAGTAAAAATGGTAGTTCGGCTTCTATAGCTGTATCTACTGGTACAGTTAATAAGGACAGCGTTAAAAAGTCAATTGCAGACATTAATAAAAGTAAAGCAACTATTTTGGTTGATGCTAATACAAAGGCCGCGGAGAAAAAAGCTAGAGATTTAGCAAATAAAATTGATAGTTATCATGCTACTATTGATGTTTCTCCTAATTTTAGCAATACTTCTTGGACACATGATGTTACTATTAATATTAAAAAGAATTATACAAAAACAGGTGATTCGGATGCTAAAGGACGTAATAATAATAGAACGTATTCTACTATACCAAATTTAGGTTCTTTAGCAAAAGGTTCTCGCTATGGACGTTTGGGACCAAGAGGTAAGGGTGGCTTAACACTCACTGGTGAAGAAGGATATGAGATAGCTTGGTTACCAAGTGAAAGCCGTTCAATGATTCTTGGAGTTGATGGACCGCAAATGATTAATTTGCCTTCAGATGCGGTAGTATATACTCATGAGCAATCAGAAGATATTTTGAAGAAAAAACAAGAAATTGAGGCCGGCTCACATAGTAAAAGAAAAAGACGTGATAGCCCAGGTGGTTCTGGCGGTGGTTCTAAAAAATCTAAAAAGAAAAAAGGTAAAAAATCCAAGTCTAAGTCTAAATCTTCTAAATCTTCAAAAGACCCAACACTCAATCTCTTTTCAATTCAAGAGGTTGTTCGCTTCAACATTGACCAGGCTATTAGTGACCTTAATGCTGATATAGAAAAACGAGAAAAAGAAATTGAAAAAGGTCTATCTAAAATCGGTGCATCCTATAAATCTATATCTGGTGCTACCAAAAAACAAATTAGTGCATTAAAACAAATTCAAACCAAAAATCAACAACTTCTCGCATCTTATCAAGCACAGCTTAAAGAATATCGTGGTCAAGAGGCATACGTCAAATGGACAACAAATAGCGGCGAATCAAAAAATAAGAAAATCAAAATTAAAGATTACCTTAACGAAGATGGAAGCGTAAATCAAGCTGCAATTTCAAAACTTGGTTCTCGTGCAGAGCGTGAAGCAGTATTTAAAGAGGTTAGTTCTGCAAAGTCACTTGTTGATGGTATTCAAAAAGCACAAGATGAAATTAATAAGGCTGGTGACCAAATTGAAGAACTTGGAGAAAAAATTACAGAACAATTCTTCTTATGGGAAAATGAGCTTACAAAGATTTACAATCTAACTCAAAAAATTAATAACTTAAATTCTTTATCCGAACGTTTTGCTTCTCAAATTGCATTAGAAACTGCAAAGCTTGGCGCGGGATTTGGCGGTTTAGCTCAATCAATTGATACGATTCGTAAAGTTACTGTTCGTAATAACGATACGATTGGTAAGCAAATAGCTTTACAACAACAAATGATTAGTGCGCGTCAAGAAGAAATGGAAAATATTTTGACCGCAGTTAATGAAGTTAAAGACTTAGAGGCTGCGCGAGCGGATAAAATATCTGATGCAGACACTAAACAACAAAGAATTAAAGGAGCCGATGAAAACTATAAAGTAGCTCAATTAACATATGGATATTTAAAGAATTTAAAACAAGATTTAGATGGTAATATTTCTTATGATATAGATTGGGCGCAGATAGCAAAAGATAGAGCTTCTGGCGACTTAAATACTGAGACATATGGAAAAATTAAAGACCGTTTAGATAAATTAGGTGATTCTGTAGCTGAATTTAATGATTCAATAAAAACCCAAACTGACACTTTGGCAGAATTATATGACCAATATAGACAATATCAAGATACAATTAGTGATTTTGGTGGAACTCTTCTTGATAGTTTAGAAACAATTCAAAAAGAACGCGAAGATGAATTGAAGAAAATGTCTACTCTTATTTCTGCAGTTGGTGACAACATGAAAGATTTGTTAGACCAAGTAAAGCGAAATTTAGAAGAGCGTAGAAAGCAAGAAGATAATAGAAAAACTGAATCTGATATTTCTAAAAAGCAACAACGTCTTGCAGCATTACAAGCTGATACATCTGGTGGACATCAAGTAGAAATAGCTCAATTGCAAAAAGAAATTGGAGATGCGCAGCAAAATTATCAGCGCACCTTAGAAGACCAGCTACTTGACAGGTTACAAACACAAAATGATGAAGCAATTAAACAGCGTGAGAGAATGATTTCTCTTTCTGAAGCACAATTAGCAATTGCTACTCAAAATAATACAGAATTAGTTAATTTATGGTTAAAAGACCCAGAAGCATATAAAAGTAAAATATATGATGCTTATCTTGAAGCAATTAATATTAGTGAAAAATTAGATATAGACCAACAGTTAGCTAAACAAGATTTTAATTCAAAATTTGCTAGTGTAGTTACTGCTGTTGATCAAATTGAAATTCCAAATAATTTAAATGCATTGACTCAAATTAATAGTAGTATTACTAATTTACAAGGAATTTTGACACAGCAGAATACAAGTAAGACTAGCGCGCAAGCACAAGTAACCGCTAAAAATACAACTTCTACGGCAACAAAACCAGCAGCAAGCACAACCACTCCTAAAGTTGCAACTCCAGCTGCTCCAAAAGCAGCGGCAAAAACTACTACCACTACTACAGCAAAAACAACTGCCAACAAAGATGCAGATATTTGGACAAAAGTTAAAAATACCTTTAAGAATCTTTCAATAGATGCTGCTAGTGGAAAACAAGCGGCTTTAGGCGCAGATGCTTTAAGGGTAGCAAAAATACACAAAGGTGAAAAGGTTTATATTGGAAACCAAGATGCTCATGTAGGAGCCTCTGGAGAAATTTATTGGGATAGAAAAGGTGAAGTACGTAAATGGAATCCAAGTACAGGTGAAATTAAGAAATTTAAATATGATAAAAATACTTATATTAAAGAAGCCAATCCTAAGCAATCACCTTATGTATATGAAGAATTTAGAGAATCATTACATACACATGGAGTTAAAGGATATAAAACTGGTGGTCTTGCTAGTGAAACTGGCCCTGCTTATCTCCACGGTACTCCTTCTAAGCCAGAACTTGTACTTAATGCTCAAGATACAAAGAATTTCATTGCTTTAAAAGATGTTTTAAGCAAGGCAGTACATTCGTCTAACTTTGCTAGCACATCATATGGAGATGCAACTTATGAAATTAATATAAATGTAGATAAGATAAGTAGTGATTATGATGTAGATAAAATGGCTGAAAGAGTTAAAAAGATTATTGTAAGTGATTCATCATATAGAAATGTGACACAAGTTAGAAAATTTAGATAAATAAAAAGAGGTTCATATGAACCTCTTTTTTATTTGCCAAATTTACTCGCCGCGGCCGCCCAATTATGAAAGAAAAGGCATAAGTGCCTCAAGTTCTTCAGTGGTGCACTCTACATCATCACCAAAGTCTTCAATTGTAAGATTGTAATTATCAATCTCTACAGTAAGAGTTTGAAGGTCTAACAGTGCTTGATTACACTCTTCAATCATACCATCCTTAATCATAATCTGGTTGCCATCTTCAGAATACTGAAGGCTTCCATCTTCGTTTCTTTTTGCATATTCATCAACGATTTCTTGGAACTTATTAGTATAAAATTCTCCTTCTACCTCAACCGCTTTCTTGAGTTTGTTAAGCTTATAAGCTACTTTCAAAGGAAGAGTAGCATTAGCGAAAAAATCTCCATTATTTCTGAAAGCAATAATTTGGTCCATAGTTACATTAACCATTAAATAATTCCTCCTTTATTCCCAGTTGAATACTTCAACTTTTTTCTTATGAGTTTCATTTATATATTTACCGATTCCAATTGCATCTGCTACATCATCAGAAACGGTTATATCAAACCATTCTTTTATTTTATTTTGCATTGAACGTTTTTTATCTGCGCGCGAGCGACCCTTTACACCGCTATGGTTGCGCCAAGTCGCGGGTGGACAAATTATGTAATCGACTTTTAAATCATAGCAAGTTGCCATTAATATACCCTGAAGCCGCGCGAGAGTTTGATAGGTTGTGACACCTACCATTTTATCGTTAAATTGTTGAAGTTGTATTCCTTCTAAACCAATTATATCCGGTTTCCAATTGTGGATTAACTGTATAAGCCAATGTTGAATTTGAACATCACGTTCGATTTCATCTTCAGCGGTCGCCTCAAAAGTACCAGCATAAATTAATTCATCATTGTCAAAAATTGAATAGCCGGTTATATGTGTGGCTTGGTCTAAACCAATAGCACGTTGAATCCCTTTTGATTTGGGCTTAACTGCTTCAGAGAAATTATAATATTTATTAGCTTTACATAAAGGGCATTCCCACTTTTCTCTAACTTTTTTGTAAGGTATGCTTATTTCATGCCCTTCATCACATATAAAAGTTAATTCTGTACTTAGGTTTTTATATTCAGTTGAAATTAGTTCCCAACCATGTTCTATCGCCGCCTTTCTAATATCTTCAATTTTTATTTTGCTCACATTCCTGTGCTACCGAAGCCACCGCCGCGATTTTCTCCTATTTCGCCAACATTTTCTACAGCTACAAACTGTGCATGTGGCACTTGTACGAGTCTCATTTGAGCAAATTTTTGACCCGCCACAATTGTATATGATTGACCATGAAGAATTGATTTAATATGAATTTCTCCATTATCATCGAACTCATAATCAATGTCTTTGAAAGGTGGTTCAATATTTTCTATGATAACTCCTATCTCATCACGATAGCCGGAGTCAATAAGTCCTGGTGTATTGGAAATCCGAAGTTTTGTTTTGACTGATTGTCCACTTCTTGGCTGTATGAGAAGCGCATATCCCTCAGGAATGGCACATTTGATACCAGTAGGAATAACGATAGTCTCACCAGGGGCAATAGTATATTCTGCTGGTGAGATAATGTCCATACCCGCATCTGTATCATGTGCGTATTGTGGTGGTAAATTTCCATTAATGATTTCACAGGGAATTTGAATGTTTTTGATTGCTTGGTTACTTAATTCTTCCATTTTATTCGCAGACATTGCAGTTATCTTACGAAGAAAATCTTTCTTTGGTTCACTAAGGAAATCAAGCGTATCAATTGCTTCATTAATTAATGTGAAGTCGCGCTGTACACTATTAGAATCATATTGCTGTGTAGCTATCATAGCAAGCATTTCTGCTTGAGCATCTTTTTCATTTAATACTTCTTGAAATACTTGAAGAAAGGCTGGTTCTAAATCTACAAACTGCTCATCTGGTACATTCATTAAAGATTCAAAAATATCCAATCCACCCATTAAGTCGATTGCATCTTTATTTTCTTCATAGAATTGGGTAAGTTCTTCTTCTGTAAATTCAGTTTGAACTTCCGCGGCCGCTTGATTTTCTATTTCATCTACTACATATAATTCATTATTCGAAGTCATCCCATACTCCTCCAAGCACTTTTTTAATGGTTACTATCCAAGCTTCACCAATAATCTCACCTTTGGCTTTCTTGGTTTTATAATCATATCCACTTTTGCCAAGTATATATCCTTTAGATTCGGCATCTTTTTTGAATCCTTGAATTACTTTAATAGCATCTTCTTCTGATTCAACAACATATTTTTCTGTCTGTTCAATTAATCTCATTTGTATCCTCCAACATTATTAATTCTTTTGCATATGGAAGAGTAGCAATCCAGTCACAAAATTGATGCCACTCTTTTAATTTATGATTACGTCTTTGAAAATAGATGTTACGAAGATTAGCATATGAGAAAGAAACCGTTCTTGTTTGAAGAAAAGCATTTGGTAGAATTTGTATTAGTGCGCGCCAGTAAGATTTATTTTTAGTTTCAAGATATTTCAGGCGTAAATTTTCACACATATCAATTATATCATCAATATAATCAGTAAAAACTAGTTCCCATTCACCGCAAATTGATTTTCCTTGACTTACAATAATATCATCACTATTATCATCAAATTCAAACATTTCTTTTGTAATTGGCGCGGCCGCGAGCTTATGCATTGTACTAGTTGAATTAGCCACTGTCCCGACCTTATATGTATCAAATTCTTTCCAAAAGTATAGCGGCGCGGTAATATCTACCCATACTATAATTTGTCTCATAAATTTCGCATGCTCCGTACCGGCGCGGACAAGCCTCTGGGCTAATTCAAGGTCATTTGGTCCAATATGATGTAAACATTTATTTGAATCTGACCTGTCCCATGAGTTCATTGGATTTCTCATTCCTCTTAAAGCTGATTTAAAACTTGATATTTCTGTCTGCTCAAATTTCATATACAATCTCCTTCTAATTTTCTTTCTATATATATTATACCACAAAAAATTTTTTTTGTCAAAATTTAAAACGCTGGATTTTTACATCCAGCGTTTTTCTTATTCATTTTCTTCTTCGATTGCCCCTTCTTCAAAATAGTCTTCTTCTTCAAATATTTCTGGGTCGTAGAAGTCATCAGGGACTACTGTATTTCCAAGGAATTCAGAGCCTGCAATTTCAACTGTGTTTTTTCTTTGTAGTTTGCTTACTAAATCACTAAAGTAATTAGAGCCTCTACTAAATAAAATGCCTGTTAAAATCATATCAATTATTGGATTAATTGCTAAACCTTGATAAATTTCACTAATTCCTTCATTAAATAATTGTAATTTGAAAATGAAGGCCAGCGCCACACCTAAAGCAATTGTAATTCCTTGTGTAATTGCTGTTTTATAATCACGAGCAACTACCATTTTATCAATTGTTTTACCATACTCTACAAGAGCTTCTAAAACAATTGCCACCATAATAATTAAAGCTATTGTTTTCATTAAGTCCTCCTATTCTTCTATATAATGGCATTTTTTATTAACGAAGTAATCAGCCATCAGTTCGCCGCCAAACATAATAGTCATTACTAGTGTCCATTTATCTACCCATTCCATTTCTAATGTGGCATCTTCACTAAAGAGGCAAATTAAACAAGAAACAATGGCAATTGTTAAAGCGATACCTTTTGCAATACGAACTTTTCTACGCTGGTCTGCTTTTAAATTTTCATCTTTCTTTTGGAAAAGAAAAATTAAAGCAGCTATACTAGTGAGAAGAGCTAGTATTATATTCATTACAGCATAACTACTCGTCATAATCAATTCCCTCCTTTTGTCCGTCAATATATCCAAGTGTATATTGACGTCTCATTTCTTCTTTAATATTTTCAAGAATATGTGGAAAACAACTACCCACTAAAAATTCAAAAGAAACCTCTTCCATTTCATGTTTTTTAATTGCTCTATAAACCTTATCCAAGGTTTCTGTTTTAGTGGTAATATATTCCATCATTCTTCTATCTCCCATGCATTATTTTTTTTAGTTCTAATATGCTGATTAGAACTTCCTCTAAATTTAAGTGACAAATCTTTCAAATTCTCTATAAAAGGGCCGTCGATTAGCACATCTATATTTTGTAAAATTTGCTTTAAGGTGTCATTTAAGTGGAGAATTAAACCATCAAACTCATATCCTGTCCAGAGATATATGGTTATTTTAGGATAAGCATGGCGCACAGCATCAACTACCTCCGCAGTCATCTGTATGTTTTGTGGGGCAAGAGGCTCACCACCAAGTACAGAAAAATTACGCTCTAGTCCATTTGCGCCAATAAGTTTAATAATATCCCATTTAGTACGTTCCATATACTCTTGACCTCCATGAAAGTCCCAAGTTTCTTCGTTGAAACAACCTGGACAATGATGTGGGCATCCTTGGACGAAGAAGGAGACACATACTCCTTCTCCGTTTACGATGTCATTAGGTATTATTGTATTATATTTGCTCATTTACATACTCCCATCTAAAACCACCGCAATGTTTAAGTTTACCTTTACAACATTTAGAAATAGTACTACTATCTATTTGCAAAGCTGCTGCAGCTTCTTTAATACTATCAAAAGTATTTAAAATGTTATCATTATCATCTTTTTGATAAACTTTTAACTTACCACCTTGGCGACTTTTATATGGTTTAATTTTTTTATTATCATTTAATTTTTTAAGTTGATAGCCTTTAGTTGATAAACGATTATTATGTATAATGGTATAAATTGTATTTCTTGAAACCCCAATTTCTTTTGCAGCATATGTCATATTTGGATAAGTAGTAATATAATTACCATTTAAGTCATAAACTTCAATTGGTTGTCCGAAATGTATACCTTTTTCATCACCACCTGGGGTCGAATTATAACCATTATTATAAGAATCATAATAATTTATCCAATATTGTTCACGTTCATTTAATTTTTCTTCTTCACATTCTTCCAATATTTCAAAAGAAAAATTTTCAATACCATATTTTCTCATGGCTTGGTAAATAACCATATTATAATCCTTACTTTTGGGATTATTGTATTTATTTTTATGGCTACGCCATCTACTGGGTATATCTTTTGATAATCCAATATATTTATGGTGATTTATTAAATTTTCTATTTTATATATTCCACTAATCATAATAATTTCTTACTGTGCTTAAATCTATCTTCAGTTTCTGCTATTTTGCCCTTATTAAAGGCAGTTTTATAGTCGCCTGTTAAGTATCCTGTTACTCTTCTTAAGCGTTGAATATTATCAGAACCACATTCTGGGCAATTATTTTCTATCTCACCTTGCCAACCACATTCAAGACAAGTATCAGATGGAACATTTAAAGCAAAATATGGAATATCTTTATTCATAGCATAGGTAACTATTTGTTCAAGAGCCTTAAGATTTTTAAGAACGGCCCCTTCAAGTTCTACATAGGTAATGCAACCAGCACTTGAATAGCCTGTAAGTTCAGCTTCAATGTCAATTTTATCAAATGGAGAAATTTCTTTCCATACTGGTACATGCATTGAGTTTGTGAAGTAGTCGCGGTCACTGACATTTGGAATAACTCCAAAGTCTTCTTTAAATTTATTCATTGCCGTATAGCAAAGATTTTCGGCTGGAGTATAGTATACTCCAAAATTTAATTTATATTCTTGTTTAAACTCTGCACATCTATCTTTAAAAAGTTGTTCAATTTGTTTAGCAAGTTTCATCCCTTCTTCGGTCGTATGGTCACAACCAATAAGAATTTGAAGACATTCGGCAAGCCCTAGCTGTCCAATTACAATTGTACCGTGTTTGAGCGCAGAACGTATACCTTCTTCTGGTACATATCCTGCCATTGTTCCATTCTCATACATAAACTTTGCACTGGCCGCGTCTTGTGAACAGATGTAGTTGAAACGCTCGATGAGCATATCTTTTGCTTCATGGATTTTTTCATCAAGTAACTCCATGAAACTTTCTACATCACCAGCTTCCATTGCAAGTGTTGGAAGTATGATTGTTACTGGACAGATATTTCCGCGGCCGTCCTTAAGTTGACCAAGTCCGTTAATATCCATTCCATTTGCGGTTCTACACGTGTTTATCTAATGTTACCATTAGCACTGACTATATGTTCCATCTTTCGATGGCCTCGCGCTTGGAGTTAGTGCCTATCTCTAACTCTACTCCCTTACACTCATCAGGGATAGTCGATACACCTTATTCTTCATAATATTCAAATATCCAAGTATTTTTAAACGGAGATTTGATTTTTCCATTTAATCTAGTAGTAATTGAAGTTTTACCATTTTTAATCCCACAGGCTCGCGCGCAAGCTATAACGGTCTCAAAAATATCTACTTCATTAGTTTTTATATTAATTCGTTTTACTTTTCGTGCCATTGGATTTTTAGCACCAAGTTTTGTTTCACGAATTTTATCTTTGATTATACTCATTTCTTCTTCGGTTTTACTTTGGTAAGTATTGCCACCGCATTTAGAAATTGCATCAGTTTCATTGTAACCATTATTTACTGAATCGTATTGCCTAATCCAGTATTGTTCTTTTTGATTTAATTCGTCTTGCGTTTTGGCGGTATCAATAATTTCTACTTTGAAACTATCTTTACCATATTTTCTTACTGCTCTTGCGAAATGAGTATCTAAAATATTATTTAAAGCATCGCTCATATGACGATGAAATCTTTGTTCCACAAGTCGAATTGTTTGACCTATGTAAACTTTATTATTTTGAATATTAGTTATTTTATATATCCACATAGGTCCTCCCATATGAATATTATGAAGAATCTTGGCACGGTCTCATCCACTAGGGACCTAACCGTTAGCCACTTATGTGACACCCGCGGGCGCGGTTCACGAGGTTTTAGATGGGCTATAGTTTACGCTTACCCATCGTTGAGAAGTAGGTGCGTGGGTCATTGATATCATAACCTGCATTGCCAGACCAATCTACATTGGCATAGTTTGGATATAATCTGCGCGCGGTTGATTCAAGTGCGAGTTGGAATAGGTCATAATTTGGAGTTCCTGGTTTATCATTGACACCTTTCATATATTGGAAAATTCCACAAGGGAAAATTGCAGTTTTATGAAGTTTACCGACTCCTTTGATTGAGCCTTCAAGTAAGGCTTTGATAATCATGCGACCTTCTGGAAGTGTACATGTGCCGTAGTTGATTGAAGTGAAAGGTAATTGCAATGTGTTATCGTAAAGGCTTTTTATCCTCTACTTCTTATAGTTTCCTATAAGTTCAGCATACATCTTCTCCCTCGACTTTACATTAGGGAGTGGACACTCGTGGGTGGATTATATTTATTCACCACCTATGCGTTACGGTACCGGCGCGGCCTTGCGTAATCTGCGCCGGTTACCTCGGTATTACCTTATTTTAAATTGTAATGTGTCTTGAAAGTATTATATATATCTTTTTTTCTTGTTAAATAAATTGTTGCATCTTTATATATCCATTCTCCAAAAATATACATATCGTCAATATTTTGAATTTTAATTTCACTTAGTTGACGGTCTTTGTAATCATATACTTGTGGAGTAACTTTTAACTTTAAATGTTGAGAACAATAATTACTTAAGTCTTCCATTAATTTGTGACTACCACAGAAACTAATACTATGTAAGAATCGTGTTCCATTTTGATGGGCTGCGATGTGGCCATCTCCATCTAAAATTCCACGTATTACATGTGACATCCACTTGTCATCTATATTGGTTGGTAAATAGGTTATATAACTTTTTCTTGGCACTATACCATACATTGCTAAATCTTCAGCCATTTTGTCGCTGCGCGCGGCAATCTGACCACACCCACGTCCATCTTTTGAGATTGAGGTGTTCGTATTTAATACTTCTTTAAATTTAGCTAACATATATTCATCTTCTAAATCTAAGGTTATTGAAATAGAAGCTTGACGAGTCGAATCTTTAAAGACATTACCATCGCTAATTAATAATCCAATAAAATATGCTTTTTCTTCAGAATCAATTATATGAAAAAAGTCTTCTTTTAAGTTTGGACTATTAATTCTTGCTTTAGTATATTTTGGTACGTCTTTTAAAATTTTACTAATTGTTGGATGACTTAAATTAAATTTATCTTCAACCTGTTTTAAAGTCATTGGATAAGATAAATAATAATTAATTATTTCTTGTTTTAGTTCATCTGTTATTACTTTTCTCATTTTCTTTTCCTCCGTTCTATATATAAGTAGATTTTAATTAACAAGAGTAAAATAAAATGAGACACATTTTTACAATTTAAAACTTAGGCTTCACCGATTTTGCCCAATTTTTTACTGACGCTCTCGCGCCAGGGAAACCATTGTGTTAATTTCCTGACCTTGATTGGAGTGTATTTAGGTTATGATACATTCCTTCTACAGCTTGGCGAATTTCCTTTTCAGTCATATCCATGGCATATTCCCAAGCATCTGGATGGAGTTTTTTAAATTCTTCGTCATCGAAGTGAATAGTTCCATCTGGGTGGTTTTTAGTGTCATGAGCAAGCCATTTCTTAAATCTTCCTTGCTTATATTCACTTAAACGCTCTACATAACCCAAACCATCTGCTAAATGTTTTGTAAAACTTTTACGCACATAAGGAACCATTGTCCAATCAAGATGCGATGCACTTACACCGCCAAACTGTTGTAATGACTGAAGCTGAAATAGAACTGCTACAAGCTGAAATGCTGTATTAACTGAATTTGCAGGACGAACATCTGTCTGTCTTGTGTTAAATCCATTTGCAAGTAAATCATCAAATGGAACTGTTAAACAGTTATGCATTCCCAAAATATAAGCATCAAGGTCATGAATATAAATCTCATTATTTAAATGATTATTACGTGCCATTTCTGAAACAAGATTATCAAGCGCATATTGCTTAAAGATAACCGAGTCAGCTTCGCCGCGGCGTCCGCCAAATGAATATTCATCAACATTTGCATTTTGATTTTGAACATCGCTGGCCGCGAGTTTAATTGCAACCTTATCCATCATTTGTGAATTCCAGTTACGAATTCGAGCGCGTTCTTCGCGATAGGTGATGTAACGTCTAGCTACATCTTTACGTTTTGTGGCCATCAAACCACGTTCTACAATGTCTTGAACTTCTTCTACTGTAAAGGTTTTGTTTTTACTTTGTTTCTCGACATAATCTGCTATTTTGTTTGCTTTTTCTAATGCGTATGGTGAAACTTCACCATCTACTTCTTTAAAAGCTCCTAAAATTGCATCTACGATTTTGTTTTTGTTAAATTTAACTAAACGACCATCTCTTTTTTTGATATATTGCATATATCGACCTCCTCTAATTATGTATATAGTTTAAGAGTTATTCGGTCTTCCCACAGATTGTACATACTCCATTTACAAATTCATGCTTACAGATTGAACGAAGATATTCATTATCTTCCATTAATACTTGAACTTCTGGTTGAAGGATGAATACTGATGGGTCTAAAAGTTCTTTAATTTTTGCTTCATTAAAGAGAACTTTATTTCTTATTTCATCTCTTGTCATTTTATTTCTCCTGTATATTCATAAAATAGTTTGAATAAATCATAATTGTTCTCACGCACAAATTGGAATAGGTTGCTATATTTATCTTTGCGCCGAGTTGTATATCCATATGTTTTTTCGTCATCTATAAGTTTTTTAACGTAACTATATAAGGTTTCATATGGTGCAACTCTTGTGAGATAATCAAGATTATTTCGTTCATAAATGAACCGATTATTGAATCGACATATTAAATCTATTACATCAACCCATCGAGAATCCGCAAAGAATCCCTTTTCATAAGTAAGTGGAAAAACTATACCTACTCTCCGTAAATCTAAAATAGACTGGAACAAAGTAAGAATATCAGTTTTTACAAATTGCTCATAGGTTGTATTAGCTGTTACATTAACTATAATTTGTTCTGGTTGATGTTTATTTTGTATAAGTGGAATAATATTTGGAGTTAGAATACCATTATATTGTAAATAATAGTAAGCTCCCATGGCTGGTAGAGAATACCAATTTATAAAACTTTTTTCAGTTGTTGTTACGATTGGGAATTTTGAACCTATTCTGCGGCCGCCTGCATGCGCGATGAGAGAGTTAAGATTATCTTGTATGAGTTCAAACGCTCCATCAATTTCAGCTAAATTATAATCGTGAAAAATTACTCCAAAACAATTAGAGTCTCGACGAAGTTGTCTTTCCCAATCAGGCCAAATAGTTTTTTCATCAAGAGACAAACGTATATGTTCTGCGCGTCGCATTGTGTTCACGGCATTTTTAACTACTATTTTATCTAATTGAGGCACTTTAACTTTATTATATAGTGATATGTCTGGTCGCATCACTTCAATTTCTAACGGTAATGGCTTATATTTTGAACTTGAAAAGGCTCGGCCGCCATACTCGACATTCGGGTATGTTGGATAAGTGCAGTTAAATGGATAATCTTGGCGTATAATAAAATGAGAATACATATTTGGCTTGAAATCTAAAGAAAGACTTACAATTTCGCGCCGGCGCTTATAGTATGTAGATAACTTCATTAGTTCAAGATTGAAGAAGGGAACTTGCGGATAAAATTGCAAGTCCCCATCATATAAACCATAACTCATGATAGTTTTAAGCCCCTAACCGTTTTACAATTTGGATTGGCTGAATCTCCTAAAAAGATTTCTTCGCAATATTTTATTTCAGAGAATTTATCTCCAATAAAATCAAATATTAGAGTGTCTGGAGGATACTTTTCAAGTTCCTTAATTAAATCGCCAACTGTATTTATCATGTTTCTATACGCTCCTTTTGGGTTTGAATATATCCATTCTCATCTATTGAAGTTATTAATTCAACTAAATGGTGTGGAGTATTCTTATATTTCTTTGCAATGAAGTTATCTTCTCTTCTAATACCTGTTACTATTATCTTATTACCACGACTTAACCAAGATTTTTCAATTACTTTCTTTGTTCCATCTGGACGCTTTTCAGAGATTTGTTTGTCATAATGAGTAAATGCATCACCAAATATCTTTACTGTTACTACACTATCATTCGTTAATAAAGTTACTGTTTTCTTATTCTTATCTTTATCTAATACTGTTCCTGCAATACGAACAATTTTAAATAAAGGAATCTTCTGCCCAGTTTCTTTTGATCTAAATTCATAATTTACAATTGGGTCTTCTGACAGTTCATTATAATTTACTAAACCATAAAAACCATTTTTAATATTTTTTAACTCATGATTATGTATGTAACAAGAAATTGAATCCATTTCCCATTTACTAATATTACCAAGACAATATTTATCCCATAAGTCTTGTCTAAGTCTCCAATTAACTTTTTCTAATAACAATTCATTATTATCTTTTATAAATGGACGAATTTTATCCATTTGTTTTTTATATATTTTATCCCAATCAGTTTGTTTTATTTTAAATATATAGTTTGAATCTGGGGTTAATAAGTCCATATCAAAATTATTTGAAAAAAAGTTTAATGCAATGTTATCTAATCCATAATAATTGTCAAACTTCATTTTTTTCAAATATTTATTGAAGTTATAAACTCTACATTGAAAATCATATTCCTCTGGTATAAAACCAAAATTAATTAACATCTGCATATTTTGCAGTGTCATTCTTTTTTTCTTATCTGCGATTAAATCAATATATTCATCCATCGCGCGGGTTCTATCACCATTATATAGACTATCAAATGCGCCAGACTTAATTAAGTTAATCATTTGAGGTTTATTAATTTTAATTCGATTTATAAAATCTTCAATTGACTCATAAGGTCTATTTTCCATTATCTGACGAACTAAATCATCACCTACTCTTGTAATACCACTTAATCCATAGATAATTCTTCTATTCTTTATATCAGGTGCAAATGTATATTCAGACTTATTTATATCTGTTGCAATTATATCTACACCTTCATGTTTCATTTTACCAATAGCCGTGGCAATTTTGCCATAGTTAGCACTTTTTGTACTTTTCTTATTCTTTTTCGCAGTTGTCTCGTCTCCTTCATCATCTTCATCATCGGCTTCATCATCGAAAATACCAATAGAAGAATCAAAAGTTTCTTCAATACAATTTTGTTCATTTTCTTCATCCTCTTCTTCTTTTTCCGCGCCGCCGCTATCAGAGATAAGACATGCACAGTCCCACAAAATCGTTGGATAACGATATGCAAGATTTAATTCCTGTAATCCAATCAACGAATATGCAAGAGTATGAGATAAGTTAAATCCATATCCTTTTGACATTGCAATAAGAACATTCCATACATATGTGCATAATTGCTCATTTAATCCTTTTTCTTTTATCACTTTAAAATATTCATCAGTCAATTTTTCATATTCAGCTGGATTCTTTTTCGCAATCGACTTTCTCAATTTATCTGCCCACGTAAGGTCAAAACCTCCAAGCTCTGGAAGCTGAACCAATTGCATGAATTGTTCTTGTGCAATACATAAACCATATGATACATTGAGAACTGGTTCGAGAATTTCTTTTGCGCCCGCGCCGAGTCCATATTTTTTAAGTTCATAATCCCAATCGTCTGGATGCGCCTTAAATCGTGCGAGTTTATTAACTGGCATTTCTCCGCCCTTTTCCGTCGCCATAAGACGAATTGCTGAGTTGAGAATTGCCAAGTCATCTACAGATGTCGGCTTCATTGCTGCGATGCCACTTATACCAGATTGTTTTTCCATTTGGAACAAACTCATTACTTTATGTTCCCAACACATCTTCCACATCTCTGGTGCTTCACGCTCAAGATTATATATACCTATAATTTTTTCATAGGTTTCTTTTAATGTAGCTTCTTCTGTTTCATAACCATATTTACAAATCAAATCAATACAATTATGAATTTTATCTAATGCTTCAATTGAAAGAATGTCATATTTGATAAGTCCTGTGTCTTCTGCGTCATGAAGGTCAAATTGAGTTATGATTTCTCCTTTAGGTGCGCGCATCAGTGCAGTTGATTCTGTGAATGGTTCATCAACAAAGATAACTCCACCCGCATGGATTCCACAACCATTTATAAGTCCTTCAATTCCTTGAGCGACTCTCCATACCTCTGGATAGTTCTCTTCCATTTCAATTCGGAACTGACTTGACGCACTCATTCCATTATCTGGGTCGCCATAGAAAGTTTGTTTAAGAGTTCGCAGCTGTCCTCTATCTGCTTGAATAAATGAAGATAGATATGCTGCTATGTCGTTGTCTATGCCGAGGCCGCGGCAAGCCGTTTGAATTGCTGATTTTGATTTTTCAGTTTTCAAAGTTAATACGTTTGCAACTCTATCTTCTCCATAGATGTTTCTGAAGCTTTTTAATACATCTGCTCTGCGCCCACCCTCAATATCAATATCTACATCGAGAACCGATACACGTTCTGGGTTTAAGAATCTCCAACGCTTTGTCTGGCTCTTTTCTCTCAATGGGTTTATCTGAGTAATGCCCAATAGATATAGCAATATAAATCCTACTCCTGATCCTCGGCCGCAACCAACGAGAGTTCCTGCGTCCCAGCATGCATCAATTATATTCTGAAGATTTAAGAAATATGCGCTCCATCTACTTCCATTTACTTCTGATGAAACCCATGTATCTTCAAGACACGCATTTATTTCATCGTAAGTTTCTTTGTTTGCTAATGTTGGGTCACAGTATAACCTTTTCATAATTGTAAGCGCCAATAATTTATCTTCTTCATATTCTGAATGCAAGAACTTATTTAAATAAGGTATAAATTCACAATATGTTTGTACTACAAAATTATCAATACTTACATCTTTCCATTTAAGACGTGGAATCTTTAATGGTTTTAATAATGTATAATCTTCGCACTTATCTATGATTTCTTTAATGTTTCTGTATGCAGTTTGTATTACTTCTTCTCCTAATGATTCTTCCATATAATGATATATTTCTTCATCACTCATTAGATAAGTCGTTGCATAGAAATCATCAACTTCTCTATCTCCCTGCTGTGAGTTAAGAAAAGCCTTATGGATTGGTCTATCTGCTTTTTTCAGATAATGAGCATCATTTGTTATAATATATTTAACGCTCATTTCTTCACTAAGCTCAACCAATTTCTTATTTACATAAATCTGGTCTTTGTTAAATGATGGTTGCATTTCAAAATAGAAATCATCTACTCCAAAAATTCCCTGCATTTGAACAATCCATCGTTTAATTAAATCCATACTCGGCGCGCCAGTATCTCTATTACGCATGAGCTGAGTCGGAAGACACCCACCAAGACAAGCTGTACAACCAATCACATGGCCTGGGTTCGCCCCAATTATATCAATAAGGTCTTGATAATAAGTTGGAACTCTTCTCATGCGCCGCGCCACATAACTTCTCATCCAAGCACGCGAAGAAACCTCGCGGATTTGTCTATGTCCTTCGAGGTCTTTCGCTAGCAATATAAAATGGAAGTATCTATCTGTTTCTTTTTTATAGTTTTGATTATTTAATCCGTTTCTCACAAGATAAATTTCGTTTCCACGGATTAACTTAAAGTTCGGATTATCTTTTTTGATTTTATTATAATATTTTTCGGCTCTAATTGCACTTGCAATTGTGTCGTGTTCTGTAATCGCTACTACTTGATGTTCTAGCTCTAGTGCATAATCCATTAAAGATTCAACGGTGTTGATACTGTCTCGAAGTCTAAAATTAGACCTCAAGAAAAATCGGTGTGGTTGTGAAGACTTCCTGGATACCGATTTTTCATTACATCACCTCCTTTATAGACTCATAAAAATAATCACTTGTAGTATTAGTATCTTTTTTAAATTGATTCCATTCTTCCATGGTCATATCGCGTTTAGCTAAGTTTTCAAATACTGTTAAATATTGTAAATTATCAATACTATTACTACCTCCTTTTGATTTAGGTATTATATGGTCTACAGAAGGCTTTGCCCAATCATAAAAAGTATTGGTTTTTTCTTCTTGTAACCAAAAATTGTATAATTTATTAAATTGCTCTTGATAATAGAAGTTATTTATTAATTTTTTATAATTCTCTTTATCATATTCAGAAAAATTACCAATTGCAGTACGAATAGTTCTATGAATAAAAAGAAACTTGTCAAAATTATCAAAAGAATCTAAAAATTCATTTTCTAATCCTTGTATCATATTAGTCGCCTTAAAAGCATCACGTTTTCGTAAACAACCACATGATTTCGTCATTCTTGCACTTAATAAGCTTCTTTGTCTAACAATTACTTCATTACCACAATCGCACTTACAAAGCCAAGCTCTTTCTTTATTAGACCAAGTTCTTTCTTCTTTTGGAATTAATTTGATTGCCACTAATCTTCCAAAGCGCTGTCCAGTTATGTCTTTTCCTTGCATAAGTTTTCACACGCCTCCTTTATATTAACCTATAATACTTCCAGAATCAATTACTTCTCCATCTTTTTCCAATACAAAACGCACTCCATTATGACCGTTTTCTGATAAATATCTTACAATTATTGCATCATAATAATCATATGCTTCGTTTTCGTTATCAAAAATAACTGGTCTAAAGGGAGTTAAATTTGGAGAATAAATTTTATAAATACTCATTCACGTTACTCCTTTTCTTTTATTTTCTAATTATATTATATCAGAATTTTAAGAAAAAGTCAAATTTATCCCCATTGCTCTGCCATAGCTTCAGCTATACCAATAAAAGTTTTACTTCTTTCTTTACCCGTTCCTTTACCGGTATACCAATGCCATTTAGTATCAGTTTTAACTTTTCCATTTTTATCTATATATGTAATTAGTTCTGGCTCTACGATGTTAGTAGGTTTTAGTTTAGGCAGTCCTTTAATCCATAGACCAGTTTTCTTTCGAGTTGGTTCTCCGAACTCATATGGCTGTATAAATTGTGTAGCTTTCCGCGGCAGCCCATATTTTTGCGCTATGTCTGGAAACCATTTTGGACAATAATCTCCACCTATTATGTTTACTGGGTTTTCGATTACTACTTTGTCGCAGTCAGCTTCAAAGAACTTACAAAAGAACTCTAAACCTTCTCGTTGTCTACCATCTTCTCGCTTTTTAGCAAAAGATGGCGCGCCACTTGTGGCTAAATGAGTACAAGGCGGAAAAGCCAGTATCATATCCCATTTACTATCTATATAATGACTAGTTCCATCTTGTGTTGTAAACTCTACATTACCATTAAGTAAAGGTAATACATCAGCTTGTATGTGCCACTCTGGATGACCGCCAGAACAATCTAATATATCACAACTATAAGCTTCATGACCTCTTTTTCGGAAAGCCACGCAAACACGTTGCGATTCTTCACATGCTACTAATACTTTCATTAAAATGCTAATGCTCCATCTTCTATTTGATAATTACTAATAAAAATCTGCGGTGTATACTGTCCCATCCACTCATTTAAATTAGCTCTACCAACCACTTCTAATTTAATCACATCATATTTAGCTAAATCTTCTAACATCTGCTTTGCGTGGAATTTCATATAAGCAATCCCAAACTTAACAATTTTAACAGTATTAGCTGATTTACCCATTACCTGCACGTCATGCTTCGTAATATTAATATCTTTTATATGGATTAAAGGCTCTGGATTGCCTTGACCCCACAAATCCTCATGCTCTGCAATATCATATATAAGTTGTTCAATATCTTGGTCGGCCGCGATACGTTCGAAATTCACTTCATACCAATTTTCACCAAAATCTACATCAGCCAGTTTCTCATTTGCATACTCATGAAAAGCGCCCAAATTCTTATCATATATACCAATACCACAAGCATTATCATGCCCAGCTGTAAAAGTAAAAAATCCACTTTCATCCATGAAGTTTTTAAAAGAAGTTAATTCCGATTCATTTAAACCACGGCTTGAACCTTTAATTTCACCCTCATCGTTTAATCTTGCCACAATGGTTGGACGCTGATATTTTGCGGCCAGCTTCATGGCACATAATCCGTTTAGCTCTGGCGGAAAATCCTCATCATCTAATCTAATAAATAAAACTTTATTGGATAATAAATCATGCTTTGCAATTTTAATTTCAAGTTCTTCTACAACCTTATCTAAAACACGATTTTGTTTAGCTCTTGCATTTGTACACTCGCGCGCGGACTCGATTGCAACTTCTTCGTATGTTCCTTTTGCGCCACGCTTTTGACTTGGCACGAGCTGGTGACCATCTATGAAAGCGGTGAAACAACGTTTCTTTTCCTCCATTGAACCGGCGCGAATCATTGCGTTGATAAGCGGGGTTATATAAAATGCGACAGTTATTGGTGTAATTTTTCCTCCCATTGAAAAAGCTTGTTTTTCACATAAGGCTTTGAAGAAATAATTTTGAATATTTTTAAAGCCTGTATGGACAATGTATCGGTTTTCCAGTGATAGCATTGACATCATATCACTTACTATTCCTAGTGCAGCAAGGTCAATATATTCATTTGCATAAGATGTGCCTTTGATTGAATCATAATATCTGCAGAACTGCCATGTAACACCAGCACCGCATAGGTCTTTGTTTTTATAGTTTGGTGATAGCTGATTGTTTACTATTACCGCATAATCAGAAAAATGAGTATCTGGCTCTACAATATGGTGGTCAAGAATAAGGAAATGAATTGGTGGTTCAAATTCTTGAGCCATCTTTTCAATATATTCAAAATCATTACTGCCCGCATCTGGTATGACTACAAAAGATGGATGCGTATTAATTACATCATCATATGTATCTGAAAGTCCATGTCCTTTCCCTTTGTGCAATACAGGAACAATATTAACTACCGTATTCCACTTCCGTAGGTATTGTATGAAGATAGCGGATGAAGTAAACCCATCTACATCGCTATCTACTATTACTGCAATAGTTTCTTGATTAGTGCAAGTTGTCATATATTCAAACATTGCACCGGCTTGTTCTATATAATCAAGATTTATTGGATTTTGTAATGCACTATCATCTGGCACATTAAGAAAATATTGCAGCTCTTCGGGGCTAAGCCCGCGTTCCATTAATAGTTCATTGGTATAGTTCTCTTTTATATTTTTATTCACTAACTTACATTTCATCATCAATC